TGGGGTTTTTTTACGTCTAAAAAAACATTGATTTAATGTTTTTTTTATAGAAGATAAACCGCGCAGCATCCGCAGGTCTTGTCATAGCACTTGTGGATAACTTTCAAGACATACTATTGAAACAATGTCAATGCGACATAATGTCGCACCCCCTTCGGGGGTACTACATCTTGTGTCCTCGCTTCGCTCGGGTATACTACATCTAGTGGCTGTGGATAACTCGCCCCCCTTCGGGGGGTACTATATCTAGTATGTTTTAATTTTTCGACCTACTACATGTAGTGGCCCCCCTTCGGGGGGCCACCCCTAAATACCAGATCGGAGTCCCAAAGTTTTTACTGCAAACACTATTCCAGACAAACACACACCCCTAAATACGTACGAACTAAAATATTGATTATCCCATAAAAATATTATATAAATTTTTTCATAATGGTTCATCAAAGTGAAGTAGAACTTCAAACATTATTAATCCAAGAACATTTGAAAAAGCTGCAATCCGCAGAAAAAAATTTCATACCTTTTGTTCGACACGTTTGGCCAGAGTTTATTTCTGGATATCATCACAAAAAAATTGCAAAAAAATTTGAGGACATAAAGGATAAAAAAATAAAGCGTTTGATCGTTAATATGCCTCCTAGACATACAAAATCAGAGTTTGCATCCTTTCTATTTCCTTCGTGGCTCGTGGGCAATAATCCGCAACTCAAGATCATTCAAACAACGCACAATACAGAACTGGCTGTTAGGTTTGGTCGTAAAATGAAAAACCTTATTGATAGTCAAGTGTATCAACAAGTCTTTGACCAAGTCGCGATATCCGTGGACAGTAAAGCGGCGGGCCGTTGGGAAACAAACAAGGGCGGCGAGTACTTCGCAGCGGGCGTTGGTTCCAGTATCACGGGCCGTGGTGCAGACCTCTTGATTATTGATGATCCACACTCGGAGCAAGATGCATTAAGCGAAACGGCGTTTGATAATGCCTATGAATGGTATACCTCCGGACCGCGGCAACGTCTACAACCGGGTGGCTCCATCGTCATTGTTATGACAAGGTGGTCAACAAAAGATTTAACGGGCAGATTAATTGATGCACAAGCTAAAGAGCCAAAAGCAGACCAGTGGGAGATTATAGAATTTCCTGCCGTGCTCCCAAGTAATAAACCGATATGGCCGGAATACTGGGACATTGATTCCTTGACCGCGACCCGTGCTTCTTTGACAGAGCAAAAATGGCAAGCACAATGGCAGCAGAATCCAACGGCGGAGGAAGGCTCTATCATCAAGCGTGAATGGTGGAAGAGATGGGAAGAAAAAGACATCCCCGACTTAATCCACGTCATACAATCCTATGATACCGCGTACAGCAAAAAAGAAACAGCCGATTACTCCGCGATTACAACGTGGGGCATTTTCACGCCAACAGGTAAGGCGAAACCGCATATTATATTATTAGATGCAGAAAAAGGAAGATGGGAGTTTACAGAACTAAAAAAACGTGCTATGGAAAAATATAAATACTGGGAACCGGAAACAGTGATTGTGGAAGCAAAAGCTTCTGGACTTCCGCTGACGGATGAGTTAAGATCCTCGGGAATACCCGTGGTGAACTTTACGCCAAGCAGAGGTAATGATAAACATGTTCGGGTTAATTCAGTAGCGCCGATGTTTGAATCGGGCCAAGTATGGTGTCCGGATGAAAGGTGGGCGCAGGACGTTATAGAGGAGTGTGCAGCTTTTCCATTTGGCGATCATGATGACTATGTTGATTCAACAACACAAGCTCTCATGCGATACCGTCAAGGCAACTTTGTACAACTTCCCGATGACTACTACGATGAACCACGGATCACGGAGCCAATGGAGTATTACTAATGACTATAACAACTAAAAAAGAAGATAAAAAAGAAGATAAAAAACCAACAACTTTACAGGATTATAAAGATCAAGGATGGGAAGTAGGTCCTTTAGTTGGGATGTCAAATCCACCTACTTATACTTTAACTAAAGATGGAAAAACTATTAAGTTCAGAGAAAAAATGAACATGAAAAAACTAATGCCAAAAAAACTACCAGAACGCTTAATGCCAAAAAAAGATATTGATGCTACAAAACTAGGTAAGGATGCAGCTAAAAAAATAAAAGAATTTTTAGACAAAAAAAATGCTAAAGGTGGCATTGTCAAGAGATACAAGGGCGGTCTTATGGTCAAGCCAAAGGCAGCGAAACGAGGATATTAATGAGTTACCAGTCGGCCAAAAACGCACACACCTCTGACTGGGTTAGTCGCATGGCGGTGAAAGCCGCCACCGCGATGGAAAAATAAAATGGTAGATAAAGTTACACAAGCAAATAAAAAAATAGCAGAATCGGCGTCTAAAGCAGCTAAAGCAGCAAGAGGAATAACAGGTGCAGGAATTCTTGATATACCAACATTTGCTAAAGGCATGACACCTCAAATGTTAATTGATTTAGCAAAAGATAAAGGCGTTATAACAAAAGATCAACAAGCTAATTTTAAAAGCAGAATAGGGAAAGATAGAACAGCACTAGCAGAGTTTAATGAGATAGTATCAAAATCAGAACACCCACGATTACGTTGGGTAGGTCAATCACCAGAACAAGTAGCAATGATGCGAGCAAAAGGCTTATGGCCACAAACATCGGCTAATAAAGCACAAAGAGTTGATATAATAAAAAAATCAAAACAATTTTTAGATGAAGCGGCGTCCATGGACGCACCAAGAGAAACAAAAATAAAAACTTTTCTTCAAAGCATGAAAACAGCTTTTGGAGAATTTGCAGACAGTCCTATTGTTAGGAAAATTGCTGGTAAGGCTTTGAAGATATTAACAATTATACCAACTGGTCCATTAGATGCTTTAGACTTTATTCCTGCTGATATTTTTGAAATGGACTTATTGAATCCAGAACCAGAAATGGTTGCAAAAGGCGGTATGATGAATATAAATGAAATGACAAGGCCACTTAATTTATGATAAACATAAATAAAATGACAAGACCACTTGGTTATGATTTGGGCGGTATTGTACCAAAAGAAAAACCAGTTAACTTTAAAGCACTCATGGCAGAATTTGATACACCAGAAAATATAGCAGGCCCGGGTGAACCAGTTGGAATAGAAAAAATAATTGCAGATCAATTTCCTGTTGATCCTAGATTTACAGCGAAACAAAAGATAAAAGAAATGTTAGGTATAGGAGGAGATCAAGGTTCTGAATCAGACGGAGGAGGATCATTAATGGATTCAATAATGAATCTTTTTATGATGAATGAGTTAACAAAAGTAGGGATCGATTGGGATGATGATGATGATTTGGTAATAAAATATATTGACAAGTTTGGTGATCCTTATGACAACATAAAGAAGTTGAAGTAATATGGCTATAGAAAAAAATAATCAAGATTTAATTGACCTAGAAATAGAACAAGGGGTGGATCAAGAAATATCTACACCTATGATGGACGGTGATGCGATGATGATGGAAGATGGCTCAGCAATCGTCAATCCTTTACCAGATACATCGGAACAAGGTGCATTTAACGCGAACCTTGCAGAACTTATACCAGATGATGAATTAGAATCTTTATCTGGAAGTTTAGTTAGTGATTACGAATATGATAAAGATGCAAGAGCAGATTGGTTAAAAACATACACAGACGGCCTAGACTTACTTGGATTTAAATATGAAGACAGAACAAAACCATTTGCTGGTGCGACAGGTGTTACACACCCGTTACTAGCAGAAACGGTTACACAGTTTCAAGCGCAAGCTTATAAAGAGTTACTACCTCCCGAAGGTCCTATCCGCACACAAATAGTGGGGGAGATAACACCACAGGTCGAAGAACAATCACAACGTGTTAAAGAATTCATGAACTATCAAATTAGTTATGAAATGGAAGAATACGATCAAGAACTCGATCAAATGTTATTTCACTTACCACTAGCGGGTAGTTCCTTTAAAAAAGTTTATTATGATGCGGTAAGAGGCAGAGCCGTTTCAAAATTTGTTCCAGCCGAAGATGTGGTCATGCCTTATGTGTCAACGGATATGGAATCATGTGAACGCATTACCCATGTGGTGAAAACAATGGGTAACGAATTACGCAAAAAACAAGTAAGCGGTATGTACCGTGACATTGATGTTAGCATGTCCCCTACAGAAAAAAATGTAGCGGGGGAAAAGTATGATGACCTTGATGGAATTACATCAACACAAAATGCAGAGGACATAGTACTTCTAGAGTTTCATTGCGATTTGGACATACCCGGTTTCGAAGATAAGAACTCGCAAACAGGAGAAGCAACTGGTATTAAATTACCTTATGTTGTTACTGTTGACGAGGGATCTGGAAAAGTATTATCTATTTATAGAAACTACCAAGAAAATGATCCTCTCCGAAAAAAGATACAATACTTTGTTCACTATAAGTTTTTACCCGGCCTTGGCTTTTATGGCTTTGGTCTTATCCACATGCTCGGGGGGTTATCAAGAACAGCAACATCTGCTCTTAGACAACTTATCGATGCAGGTACGTTGTCCAACCTCCCTGCTGGTTTCAAAGCTAGAGGGTTGCGCGTTAGGGACGATGACCAACCACTCCAACCCGGAGAATTTCGGGATGTAGATGCACCGGGAGGCGCGATCCGCGAATCCCTAATGCTAATACCATATAAAGAACCAAGTGCGACTCTTTTTCAACTACTAGGATTTGTTGTTGAAGCGGGTAGACGTTTTGCGTCTATTGCTGATAACAAAATGGGCGAAGGCTCACAAGCCAATCCTGTAGGCACAACAATGGCAATCATGGAACGCGGCACGAAAGTGATGAACGCGATTCATAAACGATTACATTACGCACAAAAAGTTGAATTTAAATTATTATCAAGAGTCTTTGCGGAAAGCTTACCGGCTGAGTATCCTTATGCTGTTCGCGGCGGCAATCGTGTTATTAAACAACAAGACTTTGACGAGCGGGTGGACATACTTCCCGTTTCTGATCCGAACATTTTTTCTATGTCTCAGCGCGTTACTCTAGCGCAGACACAAATGCAAATGGCAACATCTAACCCGCAAATGCATAATATGCATGAAGCGTACAGACGTATGTATGAAGCACTTGGTGTAAGGGATATTGATAAAATATTAACACCCGTACAACAACCACAACCAGAAGATCCGGGAATGGAAAATTCAAAATCACTGCAAATGATGAAGTTGCAGGCATTCCAAGGACAGAATCATTCAGCACATATTGATGCACACCAAGCATTTATGTCGTCTTCCTTAGTTAAAAATAATCCTCCAACAATGGGCATATTACAGTCACATATTTCTGAACATATCTCTTTTATGGCCCGAGAAGAAGTGATGGCGAAAAACCAACAAGAAATGCAGGAACAAGCACAACAATTTGGTGGACAAGTACCGCAAGAACTACAACAACAGTTCCAAATGGAGATAGAAAATCAAGTTGCAGAGAGAATTGTGAAAATAACAGAGAAATTAGTGGCAGAAGAGCAAGAATACCTTGAATCTCAAAATTCTGATCCACTTATTGACTTAAAACAACAAGAACTAAACCTTCGCTCACAAGAAATTCAACAAAATAAGGACATAGCA